TTAAATCCCGGAAGACTGCAAGAATTTCTTGCGGTCTTTTTTTATGACGTCAAGCTCTTTTACCAGATCATTACCGCATTCGTTATCGACAAAAAGTTTTCCCCTCCATTTCCCGTATCGGATAAACAGAAATTTCTTCTCTCGTTCAATGTAGGCAATCTCTGTTGACCTGTTCAGGTACTCCCTCCGGATGACTTCCAGTGACAAGCCCTCTCCGACCTTCACGTTCCCGGCAAAGGTAAAACAGCCCTCGTGGTCCACAAACGCATAATTTTTATTAAGCCTTGCCCTGATCACCTGCAGCAAACTGTCATTTGAAGCCAGCATCTGAGCCTTCCCGGTTGTGTCGATTTCAAAATGCACCCGTTCGACTATGCGTTCAATCTGCTTTGGTTTGATCTTCAGCAGCCTGATCAGACTGTCCTGCTCCAGTGTGATGTTCGCCAACATCTCCTTTTGTGTCAATGTCAATCTCATGTAGTCATTGACCTGATTCAGCAACTGGTCCTGATTATAGGCCAGTCGCTCGTTTTTGGCTTTTTCCTTCTCGTACTTCTTCTGCATCAGGTTGCCCCAGAATGTCAGGCCGATTATCAGGATAGCGATACCTATATATATATACTGCTTCAATGTTAACCTCATGCTGTCAATTTTATATCCCAATTGCGCCTTCCGTGCCGCAGACGCTACAGCGTAAATATATCGTCCCATGATCATCGTCGAACACGATTGCCCACTTGTGCGGCTGGAGCAGCTTATGTTCTCCCTTCATGGCAAAGGTGGTCATGCAAATGTCACAACCCATACAGTCAAAGCTCTCCCCTTCCAAAAAGACAGCTTTTGCCCCACACCTACATCTCAGGACCTGCATCATTCGTTGACTATATCAATCACTCCAAATTTCTGCATCCGGTGACTGTATAGCCAGTCGTACACGTTAAAGCTGGGACACCTCTTGACAGCAAGCTGGTTGTGGCCCACAATAGTGATATCAGGGTGATGCAGAATCGTCCGCTTTATACACTGAAGTAAGGTAGCCTCCTGGTCCTGAGTAAAATGATCAGAGAACCGATTAAGCTGGCCCTTCCCCCCAGCAAGCATGATATGACGGCTGACAGCATTATACCCGGCAACGCCCCAAGTCATTTCGTCACTCTCGACAAAAGCATCCTCGTCAAAGGGAGTAATGATCTCTCGTTTCCCGTCCCAATGGATCAGCTCTGAATAACCCAGCCGATCCCAACCCCGGCCTCTCAGGTAAGCAATGAAATTACCGTTAAGGAATTCATTCGGCAATGACTTACGGGAACGGTAGATTTTGCCCTTGTATTTGACCGTTCCGTCAACCTGATCGCAGGGACCCATGTGCCACTCCTCCAGCATGCCTTTTGTGACCTCCATGCCGGGAGGCGTATCTGCACAGTGGATCACATAGTATTTCAGCTTGCCCATGCTATCCTCCGGCTTCGTCTGTTGGTCCTTCATCTGGTCGTTCATCTGGACTTGCGGCGTCCCTGAGCTTGTAGTATCCCAGCGTAATCCCTTCCAGCAAAGTATTCTTTGCCAGAATAAAAGTGTAGGCCAGCAGCATGAGTGAAATAAAAGCCCCGGTGTCGATGCTATTGCAGGCATACCTCCAGACCGCAAGCACCAGTACAATGACTCCCAGTGCAGTCGTCTTCCAGTTTTTAATCCTTTCAATTGTCTCCATCTCCAATTTTTATGTGGCTCTGCCTATCTTCGGCTCAACCATATTAAGCAAACCCAGCACGTCAAACCGTTTTGACTTTACCAGATCAGCATGTTCGCGGCTCATCACATGAGCCTCTTTATAGAGGACCCCGATGAATGCTTCCTCCGTCCGGTCCCCGTTGGCCTGTTGTATCAGAAAAAAGTACAGCGACTTGTATCCGTATTTGGTCAGGAAGTCTCGCTTGATGTTCGGGTCTTTGCAGAGGCTCATGTCCGCTTGTTGGTAGGTATGGTAAAACATCAGAAAATCCATCGCCTCCGGGTATCTGGAGCAGAGGACGTCTTTGTAATCTTGCTGAATAGACTGGGACGTCGGCGACAGCTTCTCCAGCATGATCGTAAATTTCTTCATGTTGCGCCCGTTATTCCAGTGACCGTTATTGTGAAACCGGGCCAGAAATACATTTGACGCACGAAGCTGCGTCTCCAGCGTAAACATTATCTGGTCAAGCATCTTGTTATACCGGGCTTCATCTCCGAACGACACCGGTTTCCTTCCTGCCTTCTCAATCTTCATCCGGAGATACATGTAAGTGAAATAAGCCATAAAGCCAAGTATGACAATAGTCATAGATGAGAGGATAATGTCTGCCATTTTCATTTTTCGATCTTTCTTACTCTGATTTTTATTTCAATACTGTCCAGCAACCGGACGGCTTCAAGGCTGTCCAACTGAGCTTTTTTTTTTAATCCGTCTTCAATGATTTCGGTGATTTTGACATAGTGCTGAAACTCCGCATCCTTCCGGGTCCGCAAATCTTCTTTGATCCCAGCATGAACAGCCCCGACATAGTTGCCGATCAGGACCGTGTTCTCATGTACTGCGTTCAGCTGCATGTCAAACTCGTTCATCCTGATCACAAGGCTGTCCAGAGTGTGGCTGATCTCCATGACCATAACATGCGTTTCAGCAACCATCTTTGTGTCGGCAGTCCTTTTGCTCTCCATTTTTGAATAGAACATGGCAACTCCCCACACGCCAGTGACCATTGAGATTACGATAGCCACTACCATCTTAGCCATACCCGTGTATTTTGTAAGGTCTGAGAATTTAATCCTTGTTGCCATGTTCTTTCTCCTCCAGATTATTTGACGACGTTATCCGATTTGACCATTGCGTTGACCAGATACAGAATACCCAGCGCCACGACGACAATTCCCGGCGTCTTGGCCTGAGTATAGATCAACCATGCCCCCAGACCGATGACGGTCCATTCAGGTGCATTATTACTTTTGAGCTTTGTGCCGATCCAGCCGGCTACGATTTTAGTGTACTCCCAGATTTTCTTCATTTTATTTGTTGTTTAGTGTTTATTCAAGTATTGTGATTTCGTCCTTGATTTTGTTATCCAAGCATTTTATAAAGAGGAACGAAGGTGCTGACCGGTAGGACCTGAATGTGCTTGCGGATCGTAACAACATCTTCCGGGCTTAACTCCATGTCGCCAGCTGTACGCCAGATTTCGTGCATGAGCTGGTCTATGTCGATCTTCTCATTCGGGGTCGCGTCCGAGACTAAGCTCAGAACATTACAAACGACATGCTTTGCCAGTACGTCTTTGCCTTCATTGTCTTTCAAGTTTTCGCCGTTGTATCTCTCCAGCGGCACGTTAAAATTTACTTTCATTATGGGTATGTTTAATTGGTTAGCAATCATTCAGAATTAATAGTTTATTGCCTCGACCCTTATTGTGCAGATATATCCGTTAGCGCCGATGAAGTATTCCCCGTTTGGCTGTCCTGATCCGTCCGCAAAATCATCATGATGCCAGGGGGCAAATGTGTCAATCAGAATTTCACTTCCGATAGCTCCCTCTCTCCAGCCCCAAATACTTGCATATACCCTGACTTCGTCATAAGTAGCTATCCCTTCAAGGTTGGTATAATACACTGTTCCAAAATTGGGACTGTTAGTAAATCCGACACTGGCTGTAAATCCATCTGGAGCCTCGAAGACGCTTGTCGTTGCCGGCAGAATCTTCACTGTTTTCGTGTAGTCTGAGGTATTGGGCAACCGGCAGACAATGTCATTTTCGGAAAAGTCCACCAAGTGGTTAACCAGAAATATCTTGACAGTGTATGCTCTCTGGATGGTCTGGTTCAGGCGTGTGTGCGATATCCACAACTCGCTACCAACCGCCTCATCTTCCAGATTAACAGCATCCCAACTTAATAGAGTAGTCCCGTCATAAACGGCAAGCATAACGGCTATAATGCCCATGTCAGCCCAATTTACTTCTCCGAGAATGATGTGGGCGTCAAATGTCACGCTGCCACCCGAGGCAACATAAACGTCTCCTGAGACGGGGACGTCAACCCATCCCGGAGCAACGGCGTAATGGTTGTACCCGGCAAAAGAACCCAAGCTCCCAGCTGCTGGAGCTGAGTTGACCAGCACTCCAGCCGGTGCAGTCCTGACAGTAGGTCCAAACCCGGACCAGGCATTCACATTGCTGTCACTGGCGACGCCTTTCACTCCTGAAGACGAACTGTTTAAGACGTTACGGACCATGCTGACACTGATATTTTTGCAGTCAACAGTAGTTCCCACAACGGTCATATCTGCTTGTGCAGGAATGTTAGCTTTGGCTTTGATTGCCGCTGCGGTAAATCCTCTATATGCTGATATTATCATAGTTCTTTAATTAACTCCTGATCAATTCTTATATAGGAAATGCGTCCTGAATTACATGAACAGTTGCCGTCAATCCACCTTGTGTTACAGTTATATCTGCTTCCCTTGTATCTCCAACCGTGTTAGCAATAAATGTTATTGTTACGGTTGTATTGCCTGTGCCACTTACGTAGTTCTCCGATATCCAAAGTATCTTCCCAAACTCTGCCAAATACCATGAACCTGAAGCGATAATATTAAACGTGCTTGTCCCGGCAGTATAACTATGACGTACAATTGTCGGGCTTACTGACAGATATGCTGCAACCACTTGCTTCTGTTGTAATATGCCATGAGTAGTGGGTATCATGCCGTTAAGTCTCCCATTAACACCCAAACACTGCTCCCTCTGTGATAGGCAGTTGCGCCAATCCACTGAGAGGCCAGCTTCCGGTTAGCACTTTTGCTGTAGATTGTAGTCGATGCTGCGATTGTGATTACACCAGTTCCCACGTTCACTATCGTCACCTGAAACCCGGTAGCCATGCTATTCGGCAAAGTCACCGTAAATGTGCCGTTGCACTCAATAACCTTATTGTTGTCAACTGAAACCAGCGTATAGGCAGCAGTTCTGGCGTTGATTGCGGTATTCAGTGGAGCATAAGTAGAGTGAGTGTGAGTTAAGGCTGCATAGATTGAGTGAGTGTGATCACCGGCTGAAACCGTCCCGGCGGCAGTGCCCACACTCAGGATCGCTGCACCGCCTAGTCCCAGTGAAGTCCTCCCTGTGGCTGCCGTTAATCCAATGGCTCCTCCGTCCCACCTGTTACTCTCGGTATAGGCAGTATTCCAGTTTGTCTGCTGTGCGGTTGTTGGCATTGAGTAACCGCTGGCAAAAGACAGGGCCAGAGTGCCTGAAGCTGTAATCGGAGAGCCAGAGACAGCAAACCCTGTTGGAACTGTCATCCCAACGCTGGTCACTGTTCCACTGCCCGAACCAGATACTGTCTGCCACGTTCCGTCTTCTCTCAAAAAGCGTGTCGAACCGCCACCCAACAGGATGCCTCCCCGGACTGTTGTCGATGGGGCCGGCAAGCTCTCCCAGATTGTTGATGGGAACTGGCTGAAGTCAGACCATGCCTGTATCTCGTAGTCACATGCTACTGGGAGCTTCAGCCTGAGATAAGGGTTACCAGCGTTAGGGACATACTCAAATACATTACTGTCCAAATATCCTATTCCGATCTGGCTGTCCTTTAGTAGCACTCCGTCAATGGTTACGCCGGTTGCTGCGGTATATTCATTGATTGTATTGGCCTGAAGACTGGTAAGAACCTGAATTTCTCCGGTAAGGGTGACGGCAAGCCTTTGAGTGTTGGCTGTATAAATCCCGGCAGTGCCGTTACTGATTGTAGCAAAATAAGGTCTGGTGGCCACCCCAAGCCCAAGCCAACCGAACTTAAACATGGTCCCATCCTGCATAATGGCCATATTGGTATTCACACGATAATAGTTCCCTGCTGAAATGTTTACGTCTCCGGTAACATTAAACAGCGACCCGTTATACGAAAGTCCGGCTGTGCCTTCAATCATATTGGCAGCGGTGAATACGGCTATTTGATTGTCAGTTGGCGTCCCTGTGTAACTGACGCCACTGGTATCCAGTGTCCATGTGTTTGCTGCCGTTTTCCTGAGTAACCCGGATGTTCCGGTCAGTGCTGCAATAGCAACCAGGTCAGAGTCGGAAGCCAGAGCATCGGTAATTCCATATCCTGCCAGGGTTGTCGGTAAGCCTACCAACTGTGCGAAAGTTGTCTGGTGCGGATTGCTGCTCGTCAACTGGGAGTGGTCATAAGCAGTCTTACCCCTGTCCCCCCTGTATGCTGTGTCTAAAGTCTCTCCAAGCTCCAGTGAGGCTGTTGCCGCTGGCAGTTGGGTAGCCGGGACCTTCCCAGTAGCATCCAGCTCTGCCAATCCTGACGCAACTCCTTTCAGAGAGGTTTCCAGTTTAGCGTTCAGGGCTGTCTGTAGCCCGGTAACGTCAGCAATGATATGAGTGTGTGCCGCTGGAGTGAGAATGTCATCCTGAATAGTCAGGACCCCTGCGATCAGCTCGAATTGGCTGGCGTCATAATCCAATACGATGCTGGAGGCTGACGGCTTACGCAACGGGGCGCCAACGGTAAGGTTAGCCAGAACCTCATTCTGGACTGCCCCGGCGATCCATGCAGTGATTTCCTCTGTAGCCTGAATTTCGCCATTGATGAACAGGTCAAAATTGGATCTCACTTTCCAGACAGAATAGTCAGTTTGGTCCGGGGTCGTGTCGGCACTCTTGTCAAAGTACCACATGTAGTTCCACTGAGCCAGTGCTTCGGCGATCTGTTTCTGCGTCCTGCCGTATGCGTTCTGGATGCTGGTGCTGAGATCGTTCAGAGCCGTAATGACGTCCACGTTCTTGTTGATGTTCGTCACTGCTTCTTTGAGCTGCTGAGTGACTCTGTAGGTCTTTTTCTCCCCGATCTGAATGACCTTCTGGGCCGGGAAGTCCAGCTTCTCAGTTATAGAAAGAACCCTTGTCGAAAGCGTGTCAGAGCCGTTCACGAAGTTCACATTGCTGCCGACCGACAGGACAATAGCTTCAGTGGTAAACCGAACCGGGAATGAGTTTACTCTGTAAGTATTCAGATCCGATCCCTGCAAAGCCATCTCTGTATCGACAGCGTCCTCCAGTGCTGCTTCAGCGGCGTCAACATACGCCTGAGGCATGAGGATATTGAACAGAACAACACTGTCCCCGTCTGAAGGAATAATCACTTCGTTGGGAATAATGAATCCGGTGCTTTCGTCAAAGATTATTTCGTACTCCTGTGTGGTGCTGTGATAGGCAAGCTCGAACTCTCTCCCCAGCAGGTTGCCACTTTCAAAATGAGCTGAGAGGGTCTGCCCCACAATGATCATGTCTTCAGTGAAGGTGAAGCCGGCTATCTTAAAGTAGAATATCGAATACCTGTCATATATCGGATCACCAAACTCGTCAGTCCCTATCTGTATCAGATTACCGTCACCGTCATAAGCATATTTCAGGACAGCTCGGACGGCAGAGATGACAAGCGTGGATGACGGATAGATGTCATCGAATACCAGAACCTTAGTAAATATTTGAGTTGGATCAAGCCCGGCCTGAATGTCTTTGTATCCCAGAGGACAAGTCAGGACCGGTAGTGTCAGCCGCTTCTGGACTACATGATTGGTCGTGGTCCCGGCGGTGTAGTCCTGATTGATGTTTCTGGTCGAGCCAAAAGCATAGAACCGGGTATAGTATCCATCGCTGGGCGGCGTGATGTCCGGGACGCTTACGTCAGTACCGACAGTCAGGGTAACGGGAGTACCATAAGCACACTTGCCAAAGGTGATGACCGTGCCGTTCAGATACCATTCCGTTTCCCATGCTGTCGCCATCTCGTTCAAAGCATCGAATATGCTGGTGGCCTGAAAACTCAGCGTTTTGGTCCCGGTAAGGCTGGCGTCATAAGAGTAAGTGTAGGTTTCTCCGAACTCATCCAGCAGTGATGCGACAATAGCCGTCAGGAAGTTGGGAAGGGTGTCGGTAAGGGTCCAGTCTGTTTCTCTCCCTGTGATGACACCTTCGGTCTCTTGTAAGAAAAAAAACGGCCTGACAGACCATGACATGACTTTCGCATGGAACTGAGGCTCGTACAGATACTCGGCTTCATTCACTCTTTTCGGCTTATAAGGCTTTAAGAGGCGAAATGTCGCCCCGTTAAATACCACATAAGCCCCAGCCGGCAAAGTCGTTCCTGTGACCGATAAATAAGATACTAAAACGTAATCAGAAACCATAAGCTCTGATACATGCTCTGAGCCTTCGGTCACTGGTACGGAGACAATCAGGGTCCCGGTTACGTCTCTTATGTCGATCATCTGTTCATCGGATTAGGTTCACAGAATGTCACCGCAACCTTCCCCAGAGTGGTCAGGCTGCTCAGTGATGCAGAACTCAGGTATTTCAAATTGAAGATGATGCCCAGATTGACGACCTGCATGGTGATGTTCCCCAGATACATCTCTGTTACGAATGACTTGTATCTGGTTATGAAGCTGGTTGCAGCTTTAGCAAAGCAGAAAACGACAGTCACATTTCGTTCGTCTACTTGCGAGGACATAGCTAAGACCTGCTTGCCGTCATCCTGCCTTGACTTGTTACTTATATAATCTTTCATGGGAGCAGCCTGGAGTAATTTGTCTTCACTGCCATCCTCCAGAAATACGCCCCAAGTGGTCCAAGCGTCCTTCGTATTTATGAATAAGTCTCCTGTCATAACCCTCTGGTATTTTCCTCAATTTTGTTCAGCCTGTCGTTCATCACATACAGCTCGTTGGTGTTTTTGGCGATCTTCGACAAGTGATCCAGTCCCAGCAGACTTATGTCACGAAGTTCAAGGGTGTACTCAGCCGTCAGCAGACTCGTTTTCCTGACCTCTGTCATATCCACCTGCATTATGCTAAGAGATACTGCCGACCTCTCCCCGGACATCTGCAAGGCCGTGAAACGCCCATTCAGCTCGTCCCCGGTATCCTGTGACATAGTGGCAAAAGCGTTTTTGCTTGCCTCTTGTCCTGCCTCCATTCCGGCAAACAGCTCCTCAAAGGGTGCAAGTGCAGCGTTCATATTCGCCCCCAGCACCGCTGCGTCCCCTTTGAACTCATCCAGCCTGTCAGTGAACGTGCCGTCATCAACTGCTGCCCAGATTTTGTCAACCAGTTCCTGAATGAGAGGATCGAACTTTTTTATCATCAGGGAGTTTATGATGGCCTGACGAAAAGCGTTCTCCATGTAATCAGCTGTCTCATCTGCGGAGATTTTGCCATCATCCATGAAGCTCATAAAAGAGTCTCGCATCCCGTCAAAGGTCATTCCTGATAGTGCTTCCTCAAAGGATCTCGCTGCGTCAGCAAGCATCTGGTCTATTTCAGCCCCTTCCTCTTTCAGTTTCTGCAACTGCTCGAACAGTTCAGCTGCCTGTTCATCCAGCTTCCCCTCCATGTAGAGCTTCTCCATCTGCTCAAAAGACATTCCTGACATCGAGCTGTAGTTCTTCTGGACGTAAGCCTTCCTGAACAGTCCCCCGGAAACAGCTGTCTCGCTGGAGACATATTTCATCTGCTGCAATTCAGCAAGCAAATTGGCATAGGTGCTGCCAGTCTGTGCTTTTTGTTTCTCGAGCTCCGCAGTGATGCGTTCCTGATATTGAAGGGCTAGTTCTCCGATCTGCTGCTCGATCCTGAGACGTTCTCTCAGTAAAGCCTGATGTTCTCTCTCGCCGATCTCAACTGCATCCCTCCATTCCAGAACTTCAGCCTGTATTTTCTTGTTCTGCTCCCTGATGTTCTTAAAAACAGTGAAGATTTTCCCCAGTCCTTTGATCATGGAACTGATGCCTCCAAGTATGTCCCCGGAAGCAAACTGAGCTGCACCTTTCCCAAGCTCACCTACACCACCGACCAGACTCATGATGTTGTCCGCTGCATAAGCGGTGTCGTCACCAAACATACTGCCTATGCCTTCACTGATTGACGAAAGGTTGCTGGTAATACTGTCAATGGATTTGATCAGCTTGTCGGCGTTGGCTTTGATCGCATCAGCGTCACCACCTTCTATAGCCTTAACCATTTCGGACCAGCCTTCTGCCAGTGCCTTGAACGGGTTTCTGGAATTGATTGTGTCCTCCAGATTTTCAATAGCGTCCTGATACTCCTTAATGTCCTCCGGGTTCCAGGCACTTGTATTGACGGCTTTGGCTTGTGCCAGAATGTTCTTCAGAGTTGATGTCCCCACCTTCTCCAGATCGCCGAACATCTTCTTCCATAAGCCTGTGTCCTGAAACTGGCTAAAGTCAATGTCAGCCAGCGACTCAGTCATCTGCTTCTTGGCTTCAGTGATAGCTGCGTCAGTGGCTGCGGCGTTCTGCTCTGTCCTGCCGGCCTGTAGTGAGGCAATATCCTCATTGAACTGCTTCTCAATAGCAATTCTCTGGGCTGCATAATCCTGATACTGCTTTAAGAGATCGGCAGTCAGGCTCTCCTCTGCTTTGAGCCTCTCGTCGCTGGCCTGTTGGTCCCTTGCGTCGAGCTGGCCCTGCTGGGTCCCGGAGAGTTGTGCAGTAGATTGAGTTGTCGGAGTGAAAGTGAGGTCTTTCTTTTTCCAGTCCTTATTGCTTTCTTCCCATTGCGCCCGTTCGATCTCCTGCTGCTCCTTGACCATCTGCTCAGCCAGACGGCGGTTTTCAGTCAGCCGCTGCTGGTAGTTCAGCTCGATCTGCTCTCTTTCCTTCGCATGGCCTTCGACCATGACACCTATTTTCCCCTGCCAGATTTCGTATTCAGCATCGATCTCAGCTTCAGCGATCCTTTTCTTTGCCTCAAGAATAGCTGCCAGCCGGTCAGTGATCTCCTGCTTTGAGGTTTTGTCAGTGGTGGCTTTAGGGGCCTTTGTCCCGGTAAGGGTTTCGAGTTGTTTCTTCAGCTCCTCGATCTTCTCTACCTGCTTGTCAATGTCTGCGGCTGTCGAAGTGGACTGTCCATCCCTCATTTCCTTCAGATAGGCTTCGGCCTCAATGATCCCTGTCTTCAGGTCATTGATTTGTTCTAAGACTGTAGCCAGAGGACCTGTTTCTGTTCGGCCATCCCCTGCACCGTCCCCGGTAGCAATGATGCCGAACATTACTTTTGCTTGTTTCTCCGCTTCTTTCGTAGCGTCAATAGCCTGCATGATTTCACTGACATACTTGTGTAATGCAGGATTTTTGTATCCTCCAGCACTCCGTCCCACGACAAGGTCCTGGACTTCTTCTGACATAAGGCTCCCGGCACTGACCCCTTCTGCCATGCTTGCCATGAGGGACTTTTTGATCTCAGAGTAATACTTGCTGCCAGCTTCTTCTCCGAACTGTTTTGTCAGCTTCTCATATAGCTTTGTCAAGTTCTCTGACATGGTTTCGTCCAGTGCAGCCCCTTGCTCCTCCATGAGCTTGTCATACTGACGGGCGTCATAAGACTGCTGTATGCTGGTAGTAAGGCTTTGATATTTGCCTTCCAGAGTCCCAACCCGTTCAATCTCGTCAGCCAGCGTCTTGTCATACTGACCGTATTTCTTAATGATCTTGTCTTTTGCCACCTCAAATTCGGCAGTCCCCTTCTTTGTAGCGGCAAGCTCAGCACTGAGCTTAATCAACTCCCGTTGTTCTCCCAGTGCGTTTTTCTGGGATTCTTTGGAGGCTTTGTTCATCCTTTCGGTTGCCTTCTCCAGTTCAGTCTGGTGACTCACAACCTTGTAAATTGTAAAGCCCAGTCCTGCTATTGCTGCAGTGACTAAAACGTAAGGATTGGCAAGCATAGCTGCTCCTGCTGCCTTCAGGGATTTCGTCAGGCCCTGCTGAGCTATTGCCAGCATCTTTGTCCGGGCAGCAGCTATCGCTTCAGCATTCGACAGCTGGATCGAAGCCATCGCAGCCAGCTTTTTCTCAACTACAGCCTGACGCATGATTTTCATGTTCAGAGCCTGAATAGCATTGATTGTTATGAGTGTGGCCCGGTAGACTCCATAAACAGCGACCAGCTCTATCATCGCTTTGCCTATCTGGTCCAGACTTCCAGCAGTGACAATTGCTCCCCGAAGCAATGACTCAAATACAGGCTCAAGCTTTTTACCAAGCTCGTTCTTTGCCATGTCCATCGCATCGCCCAGATTGGACTTCAGGCCGACTATGCTGCTGGCCTGTTTCTTCATAAGCTCATTGAACCGGCCACCCTCTGAGGTCATGTTCTTGAACGCTTCTTCTACATGAGGGAAGCCAACCTGTCCTGCCCGGACAAGGTCGTTTATCTCGCTTACGTTGACTTTAAGGACCTTAGCCAGTTCCTCGTATATTGGAATACCTCTGTTGGCAAACTGCCTTATATCAATCTGCATGACCCTGCCGCTGGCCCTGAGAGTGCCGTATAAGTACACTATATCATTTAAGGGAGCAGATACGCCACTGGCGACGTCTCCCAGTGTGATCAGGGTGTTGTTTACCTTCTCGACCTCAAAGCCATAAGCCAAAAGCTGTTTTGCCCCGGACGCTACCTGAGTTAAGTCAAAGGGTGTCTCGGCAGCTGTCTTCGTCATCTGGGCCATCAAAGCCCTTGACTTTTTCTCACTGCCAAGCATGGTCGTAAAAGCGATCTCCAGTTGTTGGAATTCGCCCCGGACCTTTGCTATGTTTGCGATTATCCCGGCAGCAGCTGTCATGGTGAACATTGTTCCCAGTGCTACTGCTCCTTTTTTGAATGACGTCTCCAGACTGTTCCCAATCTGGGTTGCCTGTTGGTCAATCTTATTAAAGCCCTGAGTGACCTGACTTGCTCCTTGCTGGAACTGGGTAGTGTCAAGCCCTACTCCATACCATTCTTTCCCAGCTGCGTTATTCATCTCCTTTGAGCTTTTTCATGTGACCAATAAAGTCCCCGAACCCCAGCCCTTTCTTGACTGGTTTCTTTTCTTCGTCCTTATCGTAACCGCTGTCCGGGACGACGGCGTTGAACATGATTACATTGACGTAACTCATGTCATACAGGACGTACTCTATGGTAAGACCGTACCATTTGACGGCACTGGCGACTGTGGCCCAGATGCTGTCGTTTCTGCCTCCCTGGTCTTCTTCGTTATCCCGACTTCTAAGAGGAAAGCAGTAAGCCCGAAAAAATCCCCAACCTCCAGATGGCCCAGCAGGGTCATCATTGCGTTTTTCAACTCGACTGGAGATGCCGTGTGGAATATCGTTTGAGAGAGCTTTTGAAGATCACTTTTATGGAAGGGACGCCGCTTATCTGGCTTCTGCACTCCCTGTATCATTACGGCAACAATCTCCGCTATGATCGTGCAGTCCTTTGCTATGCGTAACGTTTCACCCAGTACCCGTTCATTGTCCAGCGATTGACCGGGCAGTGATGCTACCAGCTCTGACACTTTCACAAGTGTGGCGATGGTAGGGGGTGCGACCTCATAATCCGCACCACCCAACCTAACCACTTTCTTTTCCTGCAATAGCGCCTCAGATACCTGCTTCTCTACTGCGGCCTCCATTATGCTGCTACCGTTCCAAACTCGAACAGATAACCAGCTGCTCCAAGCAGGATCGTGATTTCCACGTTCACTGTCCAGCCCTCTTTTTCGGAGAATACCGGCGTTCCAGAGATGACGCATTTCGGAGCCTCGAAGGTGTCCGATCCAACGACTGCCGAAGCAAATCTCACTGAGAAATTCCCTGATTTGATCAGAGACTTAACCTGATCAGTTGCAACTGCGTCCATTGTCCAGAACTGCTTTGCATTCGTCAGCCCGATAAGGGTTGCATTGATCTTAACGGAAGGTTCATTCTTCAGCTCATCAACCAGTACATGACCAGTTCCAAACAGCTGCATTATACCGCCGTCTTCGGATGCGATTGACATCGAGTCCTCTTTGATGGTCCCGAGTGAAACGAGTGGCGTTCCCATGACGTCTAATGCGCCGGTGGCTGCTATACTCATTACTATTGTTCCCCATGCTGTTGCCATAGTGATTTTGTCTTATTAGATTGTTAAATACTCAAATTTCAGTCTCATGTTTATAAAGTGCTGGTCGATCTCCTTTTCCTCATAGGTGGTGATCATACTGTCGCCCGGAAGGAACTTGTACCCGGACCGATCCAGAGCAAGGTCGCTGGTCATCAACTCCTCTTTGAAAGTGTTGAGTGCTATCGCAAGTGTCTTGCACCTGCCGACATTCTTGACCAGTAACTGCTGCCCGTTGTCGATATCCGGGACGTAACAATTGATATTCACTATTCCAGTCTGCTTCTGCCCGTCCAGCCCAGTTAAGAATGAGACGACAATGTCTTCACTCCCTGAATTGAAAGGACGCATCCCCTGTCGGTAAATACCTCCGCTGATCAGTGCTGCAATCGGGTCTGAATGTAAAAGCCCGAATACGTCCTGCTCAACTTCCTCTGCTACTTTCCTCATATCTTCCTGACATTGAAGCCCAGTTGTCTTAATAGCTGGGGGACCAGTACGTCACTCCTTAATTCTGCCCCGGAGATGACATCGTATGACTTGGCTTCCACATGGGCTGCATAGTTCATCCCTGCAACCACGATCAAAACCAGGCCGTTCCCGTGTTGAGATATAATCTCGCTTAGAAAATCTTTGCCCTGACTCGCTCCTTCGGCTCCCTGCTTCACAGTGCCAAATCCGTTTCTGGATATGACCCTTCCGTTATCAATAACCGCATAGCCTACTGAACTTCTCAGGTTGCCTGTCTGATCCGTGTAACTGCCATTTGTCCTTGCATACAGTACGCATTCTTCTCCGACCCTTGCCAGTGTGTTGTACATAGCCTGTTTCGCAAGCAGGACCTGACGCATAACTGCTGCGTTCACGGCCCCCTTTGGTGACAGTCTTTTAATAGTCATTACACAATGATCTTCACTCGCTGGATGTCTTCGAGAACTTCAATACTGATTATCTCTCCCTCATAGGCCACCTGTCCCCGGCTGTTAGTCAGTCTTAGCAACTGAGCTGCAAAGTCCATTTTCCCAGTCGTGATTGTGTAGCTGGCCTGTTTGAAAGTTCCGTCAGTATAGCGTCCCTGATTGCTGTTCTGGACTGGCGTATATAGGCACTCCGTCTCATCGGTCCAAGTAAAAGTAACAGGGATAGGCTCTCCCGTTGTCGGGTCAAGCCCACCACCTGTCGTTACTCTTGTTGCTATCGTGCCTCTCACGACAAGTCCTCTCTGAAAGTTACGCTGCCTCCTGTGACATATTGGCTGGCATCGACCCCGGCTTCAGTACATAACCGCTTCAATAAAAGCAGTGCCGAGTCCTTATTGAAGGTCTTACTTACCCCTCCCTCAGAAACACTCTGGAGAGAGATGAGCTGAGACATCAGCTCGATCTCTACCAGTAGTATTGTGGCTTCATCTGCCGCCTGGTCAATGACGTTCAGGCCATGCTTCTCACACTTGCGTGTGATCATATCAGATGACACCGGGAACGGCTGTAGGTCCTCCCTTATTGCAGCCAGATAGGTCATGCCTTAGACAGTTGCAGTGACGTCAGTGATAAAGACGTCTTTGTTGCCGGTGAACGCCGGGAACGCAAACATCTCATAGCCCACATAACGGCCCTTCTCATTCCTCCACTGAGAAACAAGGTTGTCGTTGAAGGTGGTGTAAACCTTGTTCGGGACCGGGTCGATTGCTTCCAGAGGGTCAGAAACCTTCAGGACTGCGACCTGTGGGGCGCACTGGGTGACGATCCTGCCGTCTTTGAACAGAGAGACGGCAGTCCCCGTATTCAGGACACCTTTCTCGTTCACGATCTCGATGGGCTTCATGCCGATACCAGTCAGGTACAGGTTCACCGTTTCGAGGGTGACAGGACCACCAGCGGCTGCGGTAGCTTTGCCGAAGTTGTAAGACAGAGTGTCCTTCAGCTGCTTGGACGTGACAATCAGAGCAGCGGTTGCCCGGCTTACCCTGTGCTTTATCACGACTTTGCCGTTGACGTCAGCAAGGTCTTCAGCTGTCTGAATGACTTTGAGAACGTCCATCGTGGCAAGGTTGGCTGTTGACCAGACAACACTGCCAGCAGGGAGAGCTGCTTTCGCAATTCCTACGTTGATTGCTGCGGACCAGACAATACCACCGGCGTTGTTGGTTTTCGTCAGAGTGACCTGACCGTCTGACAGACCTTCAAGGTACTGAGCCAGAATTCTCCTGTGAGGTGCTATTGCAGCAAGCTCGTAAGGATTGAACAGGTACTTGACCAGTCTGGCATACTGAGCAGCTTTTTGCTCGTTCGAGAGGTTGCCGGCCCTGTCCTTGAACCTGCCTTCCATGTACAGGAAGCGTTCGAGACGATCATTGCTGATCTGCCACTCGTCACCCATACGGGCCAGAGTACCGGAGAGTTCTCCGATTGAAGGCATGTCACGCTTCGGCCTTTCGGCGTTGGTGTCGATCACCGTTCCCAGCATTGCAGCTGCGTAGTCTGCGGTTGCTGCCGCCCAGTTTTTGGATGCCTCATATTCCACATCCATCTCCGCATTCCAGCCTATCTTATAGGTGGATGTTTTCATGTTTTCGTTGACGAAAGCATCAAATGCACGGGGGTTCTGAATTGTTTCCAGTATTGTTGCCATGAGCTTACCCTATGAACTGCATGAATTTCAGGGCCGTCTTGATGGCAGCAGTGATTCCCTGCGGAAGTGCTGCTGTCTGAACACCTTTGGCCTCATAAATAACAGAGCATGACGGCTGGGCGTCCAGTGTCACTTCTGCATAGTTCAACCCGTCAGGGTTGACAGGGGTCCTGCCAGTTGCACCGACAGCGTCCATCGTCTGAAGGATTGATCCGACAGCCAGAACGCCAAGTGAGTTGGCAACGATAGTGATCGAGTCATAGTCAGCGTTCGTTGTCACGATTGTGCCGACAGTGATACCTATTGCTCCTATACCTATGATGTCGGTAGCGAGCAGGTTGTGACCTTTGACCAGTCTGACTTCGGTTGCAATCGCTGTGAGAGCTAACTGAAGCACTGCTGTCTTGATGAGAGTGGCCTTGCGTTCGATATGATCAACCTTCAGTAACGCCCCTTTCGGAACCGTCAGTGTCCCAGCCGGGACGGTTGTCAGGTCGAACAGGAACCCACCTTCAAACTCTCTGGTAGTGTCGACGTCCCACATGTGGGTGTAGCTCTTACCAGTCTGTGCTGTGTTTGTGTAGTCCATTTTCGTTTTGTGTTAATACTATTTCTTCTCTGGAGCATTGATCTCCTTCATTGTTTTCACGAAGGCTTCCTCCTCTCCTGCTGGTTCACCGCCGCCGCCGGGTCGTTTCATCTTTTTAAGTCCCATATCTGCCAGTTCCTGATTCAGTGCTGAGATGTCAGCTTCCTTTTCAGTAAGGTAGCTGGCAAAGTCAGTGTCATCTTTGAACGTACCCGCAACCCGACTGAAGTCTTTAAGCAGTGCCGACTGATGCTTCTCCGGGAGGTCTTTTATCTTTTCCGTATAAGCAGCAATTCTGGTCTTGCTGATGTTAACCTGCTCAATCTGGTTCATCCTTTGGTCCTGGGTTTCCCGGTAGGACTTGAACCATGCAGGTTCTTCATTTGGATTTGATTGGCCCCCTGTTTTGTCCGGTTCTGCTGACCCGGTGGGTGCTGGTGGTGGTGGTGCTGGCTTCTCTTTTGTGGCGTTCACAATTCTGTTGACCGCTGTCTGAGAAACCTTTAAATAAGGAATAGCCGCTTCGACTGCTGCGTCTATCTGTTCATCGGTGGCTTCTACCGGTAAGGTTAACTTGATCTGGTTTGCTACAGCTTCCAGTTCTTCTTTGCTGAACCCCAGCGATAACGCTTTGGGTTTCAGTGCCTGAATAACTTCCATTCTTCTACGTTTTGTTTTGGTGACGGAGCCTGTCAGATTACCAACAGGCTCCATACCAATAACCCTAAACCGTATAGGAACAAAGACTGTGACAATGATGTTAAGCTCCTTGGTACAAAATAAAAAAAGTATTGGCGAATAAGCAATACTTTAATCAAATAAATAAAGTGTTGGTTTACAGCCTTCCCTCGTCTCCAAAGCTGTAATGTTCCCCTTCCGGGGTCAGGATGAGATGGTCTAGAAGTTGAATATCCATCAAGGCCGCTGAATCTTTGAGCTTTTGAGTGATTCTTATGTCGGCATCACTGGGTTCGGCATTGCCGCTGGGGTGGTTGTGGCACATGATCATGCCGCTTGCCAGACATTTTAAGGCAGTCGCCAGCACAAGTCTAACATCTATAACGGTCCCGGAGATGCCTCCCTGAGATACCTTAAACCAGCCTATTGAGTTATTCTTACGGTTCAGGTACACAACTACAACGCTTTCGCAAACCTCAATTGTGTCCTCGTCAAACATCAGCCTCATGTAGTCGGCTGCATCTTTGCTAGACTTGATCTGGACCTTTTTGATGTCGCCTGACTTATATTTCAAAGTCAGTTCCGGGATGTTTGTCAGGTATTCTTTCATCGCTTAGCCCTCCGTTATTTCGTCATCACTATTGATATCGTCAATGTCGGCCTGAAGCATTCCTGCCAGCCAATTCTCTATATCCATAATGCTTACTGGATCGTTTGCTCCTTGCTCGAAATGATACCGATACAGGCACTTCAATACGGGCAGTGTCTCGTTTACTTTAATGGTTATGTTCATGTCAGACAGTTTCAGCGGTTACTGTGGTTACCTTTCTCTGTGCCTTGTAGTCGGAGCAGAGTTTCTGGATACGCTCCTTCATTATAGGATTAATTATTGCGCCTTCAATCTCATTCCAGCCAAAGCTCCACATGTGACCGCAACCAACGCAGCTTACACAAATCCTAAGTTCTGTTCCGGTGTCCTTAAGATAGGAAAGTGCCAGTGCGTCTCTTTTGCCATTCCAAGAAAACCTGATGCCTTCACTGTCTTCGTTCAGGCTTAAGCCATGATAACAGGTCAAGCTGATCGTCATGCCAAGCGGCTGCACCGTTGTTTGTATCATCCCAGGATTGTCCGGCCCTTCGACTAAAGCCGGGTGGCTGTTATCAAGACGGCACATGCTATTGATGCGATACGCTCCGTTCTCGTAATCAATGAACGGCTGGTAATCGTCATAGTTTCCGGGGCCAAAACCATCTTCTTCCGGTAGAGGGAGCCGGTAAAACAGGCCCGTCTCTCTCATCGGGTCAACGTTATTCGGCATCGCTGTTACCAGATTCCGGTCCTCATATCTGAGGTAGTACATCATTTCGCAGGTCCCTATCTTGACCGCTTCGCCTTTGTATTTTGCCATTTCTCCCATGTCTCTGCCTTCTTATATGTCTAACAGATCCATAAGATAATCAGGCTCCAGACCGAATTCGTCCAGCATGATGTCATCCATTTCACAGATGCCGATTTCACCGCTACCTATGCGGTCCCTGACTTCGGCAATACGTTTGTCTGCTTCCGCAGATGTCAGGTTGTCACGCCTCATTAAGATTCTTTTTAATTCACTCATTTTGATTCGGTTTAGTGGTTTATAATTACGGTTTAATATTTACTTGCTCCATCCCAGTGCCTCTGTAGCTTCTCCAGAGAGGTAGCCTATCTGCCCAGCCTCACCGATATACACCTTGTCTCCCGCCGGGGCAATGTCTCCGACTTCATATTCAAAGGGGTAGTTAGGCTGGAAAGCCAGTTTCACTTCCAGTTCTTCTTCAAACCCCTCCAGCTGCTCAATTAATTCTCCTACTGTCAT